TAAAATCTTTTGAAAGTAAATCTGTTATATTTACACTTAGATCTAAATCGGCTATATCTAAACCAAATGCTTCATACATTACCTTTAATTTTGAATAAAGTGCTTCATTATGTTCAGTATTTGATAATACCTTATATATGTTATCAAGATATATTTTTACAAATTCTTCATATATAGGAACCTTTTTTTCATCAAGAATATTTTTAATATCAATAGCAATGTCAGAATGCTCAGTCAAATAATCCAGAAATATATTCATTCCATCTTTAAGAATTTGAATATCTGTAATATTACTTGGTGTTATTGCTGGTATTATTTGTTTAATCATTTATAATCCTTAATGTATCTGAACTTTATTTAGTTTAAATGTTGTTCCTCTAAGAGTTTTTATATTACTTGTTGGATATTTTAAATCTATAAATCTTGCTGTACTTAAATCACTTTCAAATGTATCCGTTATAAGTTTAATTCTTATATATGTTTTCCTATCATTATATATATCATATGTGCCTATATTAACATTATCTAAATATATTGGGAAAGATATTGAATCCTTTCCTTTTGTTAAATCATTTCCTCCTGGAATTCCTGGAACATCTGGTACCACAATAGGATTTGTAAAATCTACTATTAAATCCTTATTATCTATAAAATTTAATGTATCTATTTTAGGTAAGTTATTTAAAATAATATATCCGTTATCTTCATAAAGTCCTTCATATGGTGTGTCAAGATATATGTAAACAGCAGATTCTATAACATCCACAATTTGCTGTTCTTGTACTGCTTGTTGTGTTTCTTTTGTTACTGATTTTTCATCAACCATTATTTGGAATTTTACATCCATTTCTAAACCTGTTATATCCGTAAGATATTCATCTATTTTCTTTATAAGACTTGATTTAAAAAATTCTGTTTGAAATGATTCAATAGTTTTAAAATGAGCATCAACAATATTAAAAATTTGACTTCTAACATCTTTATGAACACTTGCAAGAGCATATTTTACAACTGTTATATCTAAATCAACAAAAAGATAATGAGGATTTCTTATATTATATCTTAATGCTGGTAAATTTAATGCTTTTATAGTATCCAAAACACCTGGATCCTTAATATTTCCATCTATATCAAGTTGATTAGATTCTATTTCATCAGGTAATAGATAGTTATTTAAAATATCTGTATTATTTTTAAGTGTCCAAAGAGTTTTTTCATTATCAGATAAAAACTCTCTTGTCATTTTCTCCGGTGTAAGGGTTAAAAATAAATTTCCTAGTTTAATAGGATGTTCATCTTCCCCACCATATATAAATGCTTCTGCACATGCACTATGTTTTTTTGAAACAACAGCATAATCATTTGCTGTTACACATCTACTTGCTGTGTTATGTAGAACAGGTGCATTATTTCTTATTGATTCATTTGTTTCAACAGTATTACCCTTTACTAATAAAGTAGGATTTCCAATAACTTGAACATCAGGAAAATCTGTATCTGGTGGTTGAATAACACCATTTTCATCAGTTGGCAAAGCACCATCTTTTGCACTTGATATAATAATATTCATTTCTACTATTGCTCCAGTTGGAACAACATTTCCAACATCTGAAAGAACAAAATATATTCTTGGTGTATCCATATCAACATTTTCAAGTCTTATAAATTTCTTTGAAATATCATCATCTTTATCAATAAGCAATGTTGGTGATTTAAAGTATTTTTCTCTAACCTTAAGTATACCATCTGGGGTATATGCAGTAACATAAACCTCAATTCCATCATTTTCTATATCCGTGTATGGTATATCAAGGTATTGTTTATTTGCTATTACTTGTTTAAGGTTTGTTGGCTCATCTTCGTGCTTTATTAATTTGCCTTCTTTTACCTTTATTGTGAAATCTTTTTCTGTACCAGTTGCATCAAACTCAAAATCATCACCTGTGTAGTAATATTCTTTTGTATCTTTTGTGAATTTCATGAAGTGGGGTATAGTATATATTTTATTTTCGGTGCAGTGAATAGTTAATTCATAAATATAAGATATTTTTTGCTGAGCTTCATACCCAAGTAATCTTGCATCTTGTACAATATTAGGTCTTTTTTGTGCAAGTGTAAGTAATGTTTCATTAATATTTATTGCAGTATTTGAATTAAGCATACTTGTTGTATATGCCATTGAAGTTATAAGTTGTGCAAGGTTAGATCCATCATATGGAGAATCATAACCAAGATCAGCAAATTTTTGTGCTATTCCCTGATATATTTCATCAAATGAAAATGGTACCGTTTCCTTTATTTCTTCTATCATAGTTACCTACTTTTTAGTATTTATATATTTTTAGAGGACTAATCTGATAGATTAATATTTACACTATGAGATAAATTTTTTCCAAGCATTATATATTCATATTCAATAGTTGCAATTACTCTATTATATTCAGGTATTTCTTTTATTCTTATATCAAGTATATGGATTCGGGGTTCCCATTTTATAATGGCTCTTAATATTGAATTTTTAAGAATTTCTGTTCCTATATTTCCACCCATTAATTCAAACACACAATCAAGGACATCCGAACCAAAATCTGGTTTTCCTGGTAATGATCCTATTCTTGTAAGTATTATATTTTTAATGGAATTATCAATAGCATTAGAGTTTGTAACAACTTCTGTAGGGGAATTATAGTCGAAATATATATCCATTTTTTATCCTTAAAATATGCATTTTAAGTATTTATAAAAATTTTGATTTTGAAAGTTTATTTACCTCTCTTAATTTATTTAAAAGAGGTGAATTAAGTATCTCCGAAGAGATACTTAATATTGTTAGAACTAAGCTAGTTGAGTTCCTGTGAAATCAATACCCATTGTTCTTGCATATTTCTTACTTCTATCATTACTAATAGGAGTTTCAATACCTGGAATAGTCTCAAGAGCATATCTTGTTTTTGCGATGATAGCTGGTTGTCCTGTTTCGAACTTAGTTACTTTAGTAAAGCTAAGTGGAACATATGGAGCAAAGAAACCCATACTATCTCTTCTATCTGCACCTTTGTAAACAACAGTAGCATAATCAGAGCTAGCAAATTGATCTACAACAACTTTGAATTTGTTATCAAATGTTCCAGCAACACCACCAGCAATTGGAGTCTTAACTGAAGTTGCTTGAGTAGCAATTTTGAATGAACCAACTTCTTCTAACATTGTAGCAACATTAGTGCTTGCTATAAGAACATTACCTTGTCCTCTTTTTGTATCAAGTCCGATTTGATTTGATTCTTTCTTGAACTTAACAACAGCAGCTCTATATTTCTCAAGTTCCCATCTACCATCAGTACCTGCTGGTGAAAATGCTGGGTTTGGAAGTTGTGTAGCATTTGTATTTACAAAATTAACAATTTCTCTATCTAGTTCAGCTTGTACTTCATAAGAAATAAGACTCATTATTTCGTCATCAGCTGAAAGACCATGTTGTGCTTTTAAATCTTGGTACATTTCTACTGAATATCTACCTTTAAGAGCTCTTGATTTAGCTTCAACAGATTTTCTAGCAATCTCAAATCCAACTTCATTCATATCGTCACCAATAACTTCAGCTTGTGCTGTTGTCATAGGTCCTGAATAGTTAGTAAGAACTTGTCCAAATGCTAATTCGTTTGTATATACTGCTGAGATGTCACCTGAAACTGCAAGAAATTCACCAGCAGCTTGAACAAGAACTTTATCACCTTCAACATATACAGCAACTGCAGTAGCAGGATTTCCAGCAGCATCAACACCAGTTACAGTATCACCAACAGCAGGAACATTTGCACTAAATACAAGAATTTGACCTTTTGTATTTGGAGAAATTTCACCATCTGTTTTATTACCAAGATATCTGTTTGTTAGTGCATAGATAAATCCTGTTGGTAAAGCCATTGGTTGAACACCAAGTAATTCATTAGCAATAAGATTAGGGTAAACTCTTCTTACTAAAGGCATAATGATTGGAGTAAATTGTGCAACATCAGATGCTACTGTTCCCTCTGCAAGTACCTTTTCTGCTTCTACTTGTGCATTTTCTAGCATCATTCCCATGAAAGATGCTTCTGCTCCTTCTAACTTATCATATTTTTCACTTTCTAAAAGTGCTTGAATGTTTTCGTTTAATTCCATTTTATAATCTCCTTTTTAATTTATATTAAGTGGCTAAATGAAGTAGTCACTGAAGTTTTAGTTTTTTCTTCAAGTTTTTCTTCTGCTTTCTCTTCAATCTTCTCAGATTTTTGAGTACCTATACTTTCCTTGATTGTCTCTAGCTTTGAAATATAATCAGAGTCTTTTGAAAATTCAACTAAATCAGCTAATTTCCCAAATTTTTCTGCTTCAATAACTGACATACCTTCTTTAAGTTCTGCAATTATTCCTAATTTCATAAGACTATCTGCTTCCTTTTGAAGTTTAATGTTTTCTTCAACTAACTCATCATACTTCTTAGTTTTCTCAGTTAATTTTAGTTCAGCATCTGTAGAATCTTTTGCTTCAGTTATTTTCATAATATCAACACCAGTTGCAACTACCATCGCTTCCATTGCTTCAATTATCATATCTGATTTTTCAGCTTTTTTAGCTTCATCTAGTGTCTCTTTTGCTTCTGCAACAAATTCATCCACTACTTTTTCAAGGTAAGCATCTACTTGATTAAGAAGAGTTTCCTCTTTTTCGTTCATTTCTTGCTCTAAAATAGCTTGAAATTCTTCAGCTTTTTCTTCTAACTCTTGAACTTTTTCTTCGATTTTTTCAGCAGCTATTTCAATTGCTTTTACTTCTACAAGCTCTTGAACTTTTGCTTCATTAATCTCTGCTAATTCAGAAGCTTTAGCTTCAACAGCAGATTCGAATTGTTCAGTTAAATCTTTCTTAAGTTCATCAGTGAAAACTTTCTCATCTAATGACTCAAATAATTTATTCATATCCATTAATTTCTCCTTTTTGAATTTTATATTTGTTTAAATATAATGTTACTTTATATTTATATTTCTTAAAATATTTTTTAAGAAAATTTATTGAATACCTATTTAAGGTAAAAATATCTTGCTATATTAATAATTCTAAAACTATCTGAATCTTCTACTTTTTTAGAAGTTGATTTTTCAACAATTTTATATATTTCATCATTAATTTGCTTTTCTATATCTTCAACATCAAATCTATAAAATACTTCATTGTCTTCAGCAAATTCACCTTTAGCTTTAATTTTTATCTTAATTTCAGTATTTATAGGTTTAGCTTTTTTTGCTTCATTTATTGAAACATCTAAAGACCCTAAAATATCTTTGAATTTACTTTTTGTTGCTTTCTGAATTTCTTCTGGTTTAAACATTGTGCATGAGTCCTTTGAACACATTTGAACTTCTTCAATATTTCCTGATTCTGTTAATGTGAATTCTTTATCTTCAAGAACCCCCTCCGTCATTCCTGATAAATTAGCATTATAATCTGATGGATTTGATACACAATCATAAGTAACTAATTTAAACTCCTCCACTATACCATTTTTTACAGTTCCAACACCTCTAGAACTAACTCCTATTTTCATACCCTCATCAATTAATGCTTTTAACTGATTTGTTTGAGGAGAATTATTATTTAAAATTTTAGCCTTTCCTATAACTTTACCATTTTCAATTTTAAGTTCTAAGATTTTAATAGCTGCGTTTAATGGATCTACATGAGTTCTTGAAGGATGATCTATTTCTCCAAGAGTATTAATTGTATTTTCTTTAATCTCTTTTTGATAATTTTTTACTTCCTTTTCCCATATTGACATAGGGTATATTCTACCATTTCTATTTTTTTTATCTGGTGTACTAAATATACCAGATAGATAATAATTTTTTACTGTTTTACCAGAACTTTCGTGTAATTCTTCTTGAATTTCGCCCTTTATATCTTCTGCTTGTTCTCTTATGAATTTCATATTTTAATTCTCCTATATTGCTTAATTTCCCAATCAGTTGTATTTAATCTTTTATTTAACTTTATACAATCTGTATAGTTTGCATTTTTTGGAACCTTTCCATTTCTATATTTATAAAGTTGATGTTCTTCTAAATTAAAATCTTCTGCAAATTTTTTTAAACCTTTTCTTAATGAAACTATATATATCTCATTTTTTGGAGATTTTAAAATAAAAAAACTTGCCATACCATTTTTAAGAGCCTTGCTTTTATTAATATTTTCAATTTCTTCAAAAGATTTGTTTTTAAATGTTTCCTTTCTTTTTTCAATACCAGGTGTCATGTTATACCCATATTTTTTATCTGTTGTTTGAAAAAAGGAAATAAAATATTTTTCTGATGAATTAAGTTCTATTTTTGAATTTAAGCCACTTATTAAAATTTCCCATTTAACATT